TTCTTCCGATCGATACATATAAGAAGGACGTTGACGAATTAGTAGAGCCGGAGTACAATTATGATTGGGAGTCTCTTAGAACATCTATCACCACCTACGGATTACGGCACTCAACACTGTCCGCACAAATGCCTTCAGAGAGCAGTTCCGTTGTGTCTAATGCAACAAACGGAATCGAACCACCTAGAGACTACCTGTCCGTTAAAAAATCGAAAAAAGGACCTCTTAAGCAGATTGTTCCACAGTATTCCACACTGAAGAACAACTATACTCTTCTTTGGAACATGCCTTCTAATGAAGGTTATGTTAAGATTGTTGCTGTGATGCAGAAGTTCTTTGATCAAGCGATCTCTGGTAACTGGAGTTACAACCCTGAAAACTATCCTGATAATGAGGTTCCAGTTTCTTCTATGGCACAAGATCTTTTGACTACATACAAGTACGGTTGGAAGACTTCTTATTATCAGAACACTTACGACGCTAAGAAAGATGTAGATTCAGACGAAAAACTAAATGAAGTAGACCAGTTAATTAAACAACTATCACAATTGGAAGAAGAAGATTGTGAGTCCTGCAAGATCTAAGGAGAATTAAATGGAGTTTATCAAGGATACTAAAAAAGTAATCAAAGGATTGACAGTTTTCAATTCCAATAAAACTGACCTTAAAAAACAACCAATGTTCTTTGGGGCTCCTCTGGGAGTCCAAAGATATGATACTTATAAGTATCCAATTTTCGATAAGTTGACCCAACAACAGTTGGGTTATTTCTGGAGACCAGAAGAAGTTTCATTGCAAAAAGACCGTGCAGACTATCAGACACTACGCCCTGAACAAAAGCACATCTTCACTAGTAACCTTAAGTACCAGATCCTCTTGGATTCTGTACAAGGGCGCGGTCCTGGGATGGCTTTTATGCCATACTGTTCACTACCTGAACTTGAAGCTTGTATGACTATCTGGGAAACTATGGAGATGATCCATAGTCGTTCCTATACATACATCATCAAGAATGTATATTCAGATCCTACTGAAGTATTTGAGTGATTGGAAAGATTCTCCAACAGCAAGATGGGAATCCAAAGAACTCAAACGTAAACTATATCGTGCAGTTGTAAATGTAAATATCCTTGAGGGTATTCGTTTCTATGTTTCATTTGCATGTACGTTTGCTTTTGGTGAACTCAAACTCATGGAAGGATCTGCAAAGATCATTTCCTTGATTGCTCGTGACGAAAGTCAACACCTGGTAATCACTCAGAACATTCTTAAGAACTGGGCGAATGGTGATGATCCTGAGATGTTGGAGATCATGCAAGAAGAGGAAGAGAACGTCTATGCAATGTTCAAAGATTGTGTAGATGAAGAAAAAGAATGGGCAGAGTATCTGTTCAAAGATGGATCTATGATTGGTCTGAATGCAAAACTACTTGATTCTTATGTCGAGTATATTGCTAATCGTCGCATGAAGTCGATTGGTCTCAAACCAATCTTCGATACACCAATGTCAAACAATCCACTGCCTTGGACACAACACTGGTTGAATTCCAAGATGATGCAGAACGCTCCTCAGGAGACTGAGATTGAATCGTATGTCATTGGAGGTATTAAACAGGATGTTAAGAAAGATACGTTCGCTGGTTTCCAGCTATGACGAAAGATTCTTTGCCTGGTTGGAAGGTAAAAGCACTACAGGACCCAAACCTGCCAGACAGTCACTGGCAGGTCCTGAGACTAGGACCGACAAGTCTAGCAGAAGCTTTTATTCTCCAAGCAATAAAATGGAAATACCAGATCCGTGGGATTAGGGAGTCTTAGGACTCCCTTTTTTTGTATCTAAATACAAGGGGTAGTGGTAAAATGTATGTTATCTACACAATACCGTCTACGGATGGAGTACATCTGTAATCGGATTTCAAAGAACGAGGAAGTTCAGATAGAGGATATGATCTGGGCGCAGAAATTAGCTAAATCAAATAGATCAGCAGAATCGATGTTGAGGATGGCTAGGAGACAAGCAACGCTTACAGACGCGCCTGAGGGTGGCTTAGACGATTTTTTGAATAGGATGGACCTAGGAGATCCCGACCCATCCAACCACCGTACAGGGTTCTCTGGTTCAGACGATATTGTGGAATGGTTTAAACAGGAAAAGACTGATGATTGGAGACAGAGGGATTGACAAGCATCTAAGATCCCAGTAAAATAACTCTGCTAGGGTTCAAAGGGAACTATATAGCTTAAATTTAAGCTATAATATGAAACCTCAGAGTGCGAAGGCGAAGGGAAGGAATCTACAAAAGTGGGTACGAGAAAAATTAATTGAAGCTCTAGACATTCATCCAGAAGATCTTGAATCTAGATCTATGGGTGCTGGTGGAGAGGATTTAATTATGGCACGTGCTGCTAGAGAAAAGTTTCCACATAGTATTGAATGTAAGAATGTAGAAAAATTAAATGTATGGGAAGCGTATGAACAAGCTAAAGCTAATTGTGGTAAGTATGAACCTATAGTTGTTATGAAAAAGAATCACAAGAAACCATTAGTAGTTGTAGACGCTGAGTATTTTATCGGTCTTTTTCATAAATAAATATGCCTTACCTTTTTCACTATGGAGTCAAATCCAAAGAAGAAAGAGGAAACCAAAAAGGACAATAAATTTGAGTGGGCTGATGAAGGGGTTTCTACCCTAGTGAGAGTTATTATATTGGGTTGGTCAGCAGCAATTCTGACTCTTAATTATGTAACTGTTCCTGGTATTCCTCAAAAAAACATCGATCCGACTTTTATTGCTTCCGTTTTTACTGGAACGCTAGCTACCTTTGGTGTGGTTCCTGCTAAAAAGAAAGAAGAAAAAGAAACCAAAGAGGATAAAAAAGATGCAAAAATTGATTAACGTTATGGCGGTTCTATCATTCTTAGGAACCGCCAGTATTATCGGTGGTGGTACTTATGTTTATCTAAACAGAGATGCTATCATTGAGAATGCAAAAGCTAAAGTAACAAAAGCAGCTACTGAAGCAATCACATCAGCACTTCCTGGTATGTTAGATGCAGCAATGCCTGAGATGCCTAAAGTTACTGGTGGTGCTATCCCCGCTGTTCCTTCTACAACTGGTCCAGCTATTCCTAGTTTCTGATGATTGAATGGAAATCCCTGATATTGGTACAAGTGAAATAAGAATTAAAGAATTAAAAATTCCAGAAATTAATGTTTTTAGTTCATATAATTCAAATCCATCATCTCTTCCATTGGCGCCTCCTGTCACTGTTGACATCGGGGTGCCTGTGGTTGACATACCAGGGTGTGTTGAAGCTCATGAGACCAACAATGCAAAAAACAATCAGGTAAGCGATGATGACGAAAGAGGACTGGTTACGTATTGTGATTCTGGTATCCCTGGTTTCAATCCTATTCAGTATGAACCTGAACAATTAGTTTATACAAAGGAAGCACCTGTTCCTCCAGTAAAATCTCCAGAACCACCAGAAACTCCCGAAGTAGAAGCACCTGAGGTTAAACCTCAAGTTAATACTGCCACCATAGAATGTCCTACAGAAGCACAAGAGCTCAAAGAACCTGTAGGTACATTAGTAGATGATGGTACTAAAAAAATTGTTGAGTATAGACTCGTAGGAGTTGAGTGTATACCCGTCAAAGAAGATATTCAAATTCCAGATCAAATTATTCAGGCAATTCCTTCAGCTGGTGCTGTTACTACTACCGCCTCAATTGCTGTAGTTGCCACGACTTCCGCCCTGCTCGCAAAGCCTCTTGCTGATCTCCTGTTAAAAGTGGTGAAACCGACTGTGAAGAAGGTGATAAAGAAGATTGCGGCGATACGGGGAAAGACTGCCCAGGTGGAGTCTGTACAGGAACGACGAGATCAGCAGCGGATTCGCTCACACGCGATTCGGAAACTGAAGGGGAAGGAATAGCATGAACGTGTGGATGTGTATGTCCTGGTGGATTGTTCACTACCACATCTGCACACACTTTATAGTAGGGGCTCTTGGGGTGGAACATGATTCCAGCCTTCATAAGCTCGCCACAATTCTTTAGTCTTGCTATTTCAAAATCAAGGCGCTTATTTGCAGTCAGTTGCTGTTGCAATGCAATCTGTGTTGCAGCTGCTTGTTTACACTGATCTTGTAATTTCCTATCTAATGGTCTTGACCAAGTAGCAGAAAATCCTACAGATAAATTTGAATTATTCTTTTGACCAGTTCTTACAGGAACTTGGTAAAGGACAGAACCTGGATTGTCAGGAGCGCCGTCCTCATCGATATCACGCATGTCATAAACGTTATCCCAATAATATGGTTCATATGGATGTTGTTGTGAAAACGATCCTGTTACATAAGGCGTAAAATTTACAGTAGGTCCCTGACACTGGATCCCACCGCCGTAAGTGTTAGTGATGTACGGGCCCTGTAAAACTTGTATTGCTTGATTAGTAACAGAACCTGAAGAATTAGCAACGGGAGCAGCTGTAGCACTAACACCGCCGATTTCAGCGTATGCTTGAGACGGGAATAATACACTTAAACCTATTGCGAGAATATACTTGTAGTGTCTGTGACACTTTGAACTTCTGTAACCCTTTCGATAATTGTGTGGTTGCTGAGCCCTGGACCTTGATACGTTTCTGTGAACTGAAACGCTGCTCCTGGGGTTGTCTGTGTGAATTGTGGCCTGTTGTTGACTCCTGTCCATGTCGATGTCACTCCATCAATAGTTACATTGTTTGTTCCTGTTCCTGGTGATAAATTACCGTTTGCGGATATACCAGAACCAGTAGCACTGTATTGATACCCTGTGCTATAGTCCATTGAATTAATGGTCTCAGTTATTTTTTGTGTGGTCTCCGTGTGGCTGGTCATGGAGCCTTGTGTAAAGTTTGGCACAACTGGCACTGCTTGTGCTGATTGAACCAAACCATGAATGACTCCAAGAATCAACCCAAGACCGATTGCTTCTTGTAGTCTAGTCATTAGTCGATTACCGTAACTTCAGATACAAATTGACCAATAGCACT